GGCGGCCAGCTGAATCGATCGGGCGGCCGGCGACATCGACAACACGAGAGTTGTTGGAGCGACGGCGACGACGACGGGAGTGTACTTCAAGGACATTCATGGATTTCTTCTTATTAGCTCGCGGGTGGTGATTTTGTTTCTGCCACCCCGAGCGCGACCGTCAATGGTAGTCGCGCTCGGCCATTCTGGCAAAGGGATGGTCGATGCGATAAAACGCACCAGGCCGAATCTTGCTTGAAAAATCATGGAGAACGGAAGGCGGCACACCGTAACGGAAGGCGAGCTGAGCCACAGCGCCCTGAAGAAGATGGGCGTCCTCCAGTTTTGATGGGAGGACGCCATACTCGAGTCGTAGGGGGTTGACGTCGGACCGATAGTTGGCGGCACAAAACTCAGCCAAAATCGGGGGGAGAAGGAAGTTCTTATAACCGGCAGAAACGCGGGCGAGATGGAGGTCGCCGCATTCCTGGAGACCGCTCTTTCTGGCGAGTTTGCCATAAAGTTGATCAAGCGTCTCACAAGTTTTGCCGAGTTTAAGGAATCGTGAAGGTAGAGGGCACCAATGAGGCCCTGCTGTGGACTCAAGCCACATACCTTTCAAAAACGTCATCTGGCAGAGGGTGGTTTCGAAAACCTTAACCTGAAAACCAAAATGGCGAAACTGGTAGTAGATTTGTTCAACCGAAGGGTCGTCCATGGTGGCCGACACTGCACTAACTGTGCCAACTTCAGTGGAATTACCGATTGTGGTGTTTGCAGCGCCAGTGACGCGCTGCGGCCGATACGCTAGAGTGGTGCGCAACGGCGTTTCACCCTCCTTCTGTGGGGCTATGAGACTAGCAGTTTCGATTTTGGCCAGAGCATCAGTGTGTTTCTTTGCCATCCCGAGTTGTTGGAGAACAAACTTTTCGTGGATGAGAGGACCGAGACCCATTGATTGATCACACATCTTGAGATCGATTTCAAAGACCCGCCAGACGCCATTAACTCGGACCAGGATGAGGACGTCATCGCCAGAGACGATGACGTGGTGGTCGATATTGGAAGATGTGACATCTTGGAGCCAGTGAGTCACGTCAACCGCGTTGAAGCCACATGCGTAAGTAATAGTCATACGCTTACCGCGGAAGACAAACGGTCTTGACCAATGCCAACATTTCTTAAGGCGAGCGGAGCACTCCAATGTGGACGGGCCGACGTAAGTCTGCGCAACTGGAGCGACATTGTGGAGGAGGCGGGGTTTGAAGTCATCATCAGCACCAAAAGTGCGATGTTTAAACAACGCTTCATTGCACTTGGGCATGAGCTCTATGGTGGCGAGTTTCTTGTGGAGCTCCGCCGGACCATAGGCGGCTAGATCCGCTGCCGCACGGCGGTAGCGTTTTTGGCGGCGGGCGTCGAAGTGGCGGATCCACTCCTCCAAGAGCTCACGCCGGTAGATCGTGGGGTGCGGCGGAATTGTGATCTCTATAAACTCGCGGAGCATGGGGCTGGCCACCGTCCAAGCCATCAACTGGTTAATGGGCGTGACAGGAGGAGCTTTGAGAACACGATGCTTCAACATGGCGTGGACTGTGGTGTTCGTCTTGGCAGGGACGAGGAACGGCTCATCGGTTTCAATGAGAGTCGAAAAGAGACCGGGAGTCGGCTCGTAGCGCGGAAGGCACTGAAATGCAGGCTGAGGTGTGTCAGGACAAGGCGTGGGGTCATCAGCAGTGATTCGCCACTCACGAATCGAGTGGCTGGCCACTGAGGGATTAAGCAGAGTGCCACAGAGGAATCGGTGGGCATTGGGATGACCACTCGAAGAGTGGATAACCATCATGGACTGAACCGCCAACCAGGTGACACCCATCAGCACTGCCGCTGAGGGCGAACTGAGGGCGAGAACCGTCAATTGCCCAGCGGTCGAGGCACCAAGCATCGTGGCAAGATTGTGGGCAAAATGGGCGATGACACGCTGTCGATAGTTTCCGCACCGTTGGAAGCTGACGTGGAGTCCGATCTGAAGAGCCGCGTTGTAAGGATTTCCCATCGAACAGCCCTCAACGATTCCGAAAACCAAAGCCGCTTGAGGGTGGACTGATTTGATCGCCTCTTCCAAGAGAGGTGCTACAAGGAGGTTGCTGGCGACGAGCTCGGGGGTGACGAGTCTAGGTTGCCAGTCAAAGAGTCGTTCGAGCATGCTACCAGCTCCGAACTTAAAAGGTGACCAATGCCTCATAGCAACCGCCGCCGCAACGAGGACAGCTCCGACAACGTAAGTCTTCCATGGATAGGCAGCCGGCTGGACATGGGTACCAATTTTTCCCAGGCGCTCGTTCATCGCGGCATGCTCTCCATAGCAGAGTGATTGCGCTTCGGCTGCATGGTTGACTGCTTGCTGGTACATCATGTCGGAGACAACGAGATCAGCCTTGTTGGCGAGGTCAGGGAAAACATTAAACAGGAGGCGAACCTGGGCGGTGTCAAGGGCTTTCTGATAAGTGGCATGCGCAGTCGAGTTCGTGTAAGCGTTTGCTGCGCGGCCATAAAGAAACGTGCGGAGAGTAATGAACGCATCAACCGTCGTTATCGCGCGGTCACGGCTTTGAAGGCAACGAGGAAGTTGGTAATAGGCCGCACGGAAGCAACCAGGAACCCAACTTGGGACGGTGACAATCTCAATGGCGGCAAAAGGAGCAGGGGGGCTGACGCGTGACAGGGGCTGGTTGGTGGTCCACAACACGAAACTTATAGAGAACATAGTTGGTTTGAAGCGACCACTTGTGGATCGGAGCCCAAGACAAATATTTGCCGTTCGGGAGTCGTATGTGGTCAGAATCATGGATCCAATCACAAGCGTCGTGGACATAAGCCGCCTCCGTCTGGTCCGGGTGGCTGATGACCAACGCGCCATCACGACGCCAAGCACCTTCATTAAGAACGGTGCCGGCTGGAGCACGGTAGTCAAACAGACCATGGAGATGGAACTTGTCAGGGTGGTCGGCGGCGAACACAGTCTCATAGAGCGAGGTAGGCGTCAAGCGCATAGGTCCCAAACCGTAAACGTCAATCATGACGCTGGCATCGGTGGGGCGGAGATCGTCTTCCGTGACTCCACGAGCGTCATCGCCGGCCGTCAAAAGCGGGCGGTAGTTGGAGGTCAAGACATTGGGAGCGAGGACGGAAAATGCACGGACCTCTCGGCGAGAACCATACCAGAGAGTCGCAGTGTCAGCGCCCGAATGCTCAACGTAGGTCGCCGCTTTCGCCGTGGCCAGTCTGCGCATCTCAGCGCTAAAGTGGTGGGCATTGTCATTCTTGGTCGCCATCGGAGTGACCTGGATGTTGAGTTGCGCCGCCAGCGCAATACGTGACCTATCGTCTGGGTGAAGACGGACGGCTGACCAGTGGCGAATGACGGCCGGAGCGACCGCCAGACGGGGCAGGACCGGTGGCGGGGGTGGCGGCGGGGGTG